ATTAGTAATAGTATTTCCTACTTATCACTTAATAAACTAATTATCTCGTTACAAGCTCTTTCATAACCAGATGAATCTGCTTGATAATATGCCCAATTAGGTTGAGCATATCCTTCTTCGGAAATACGTTTCTTATGCGATGTCTCTATCTTCTCTTTAATTAATTCAATAATACGATTACGAGTAGTTAAGGAAGAAAGAAAAGACTTTCTAATCTCTTCTTTCTTCTCAATAGACATCCCTTTTGTAAGGGCTGTTTTCATTAAATCATCTGCCCATCTACACCGACTTGTTGTTCCATTTGTAAATCCTCTTGAGCTTGATTTACAAGTCGAGCTGTTTCTTGTTGTTCAAAAACAGCAATATTTGGAGAGAATAGCTGGAATCGTGAAAGGCCCATAACATCTTCTACAAGTCTAGACAACTTCTTAGAACTAATATGTGGTGCAATAGTCTGGTACAGATTTGAATTAAACAGTCCAGTTAAGTTCTGTAGAAGTTGAGCTTGTACAGCAAAATGCCTAGCCCCGATAGGACGTAACTTACCAGATGCGGTAATATCGTCTTTTGTAATCGATAAGAAATCGGTAACACCAAGATCATCATTCATAACCCTAGCTACATCGTTCTGATCTAAGTTACGTCTTGCAGTCTCTAACATACTGTTCAAAACAGGCTCTAGCAGTTCAATCTCGAAGTTGGTAATCTTCTCTTGAAAGATTCTACCAGCAGCGTTCTGTAATTGTTGTACTTCGTACATTGTCTTTTCACCGGGAGTACGGATACCCATAGCCTCACTAGGGGCTCCAGCAAACTGCTCCATAAGAGAAAGCAATCCAGCTATTTCATTGTTAGCCTGAATAACCCATTGAGCATTACGAGCTAATTCTGTTACAGTTCCGTTTTCATCGATATGGATTTCAGAATTAGGCCCATATGTGAAATCTTCAACCTCTCCCGCAATAACAAGAGGAGGAAGCACTGCTAAATCCATTGCATCGGCTTTTAGGTTTTCCAAGTGATCTACACGATATTGAAGACCAACTAGATTATCTAGTGGCCCCATTGCCCATAGATTATCTGGACGAGTGCGCCATCCTGTATGGAAGATTGGAGCATACCCAAGCCATGTTGGATACGGGTCGTCTCGGATAACCCAAGCTCTATCAATAACAGTTACTATTCTACCACTTTTATACTCTTGAGTTTCGGTATTATGAATATCGCCATAGAATTCTAAAATCTCTACATAACCGCTTTGAAGATATTCAAAATAATTACCAAAACCATCAACTTGATAGGCTTCTTCTCTATCAAAATCATCAACACCAAAAGAATTCATATTCTTTAAAAGATAGTCTCGTTTCTTAATTGCTTCTTTTAAATATAAATTATCAGGTTCTGATTCTGCCATTGCATTAAGCTCACCAACTGTTCTTAGTGATCTAATAATCTTAAATGACTCTTTAAAAGAGCTAGCTAGTGGATTAAATACAATATCTAACGGGGAAATACGTTGAGCTTTTGGCCCAATGTAGTCGATAATCTTGTTACCATCTTCGTCTAATCGATATGAATTTTCAAAATATCCAGTAACAAAAGCATTACCGTAATCTATATAATCGTATACAAGTTTACTAGCTTCTGTTCTAAAGTGACTCTCTCTAGTTTTATTCCCCATATACGCTTCAATAGCATTCTTTTTCTTAAATGTAGAGTCATCTTTTGAATAACCCTCCCATTGCAACCACTCATCATTAGGGAATAAAGCTGAGATATAGTTTGAATGTAAATTATCTCTAATCTGACACAATTTCGGAAGAGTTGTTGAATTCTTCCAAGGAAGTGTTTTGTTGCTTGTTGTTTTTGTATCGGTAGCGAATACGTAGTTTCTAAGTTCTTTCCACTCGTCCAGTTTTGTCTGTCTCTGAGTGTTATAGGAATCCCAAGTACGAGAGATATATGCTGCTGCTGAATCCCTCCCTACCTCAAGTGCTTTCTTTGTCATCTGAACGAAACACCTCCAAATTTACTATTGAAGAAAATAACATTATTCGATGCATTATCATCTGAATATCTTGATTTTTTAGGTTTTATAGCAATTTCTACTGCCGATGCTAAAGCGTCTTTAACGTCATCATGTGGCGGCCGAGACAGCACCAGTTCTTCTTCTAGTACGTCAATGTACCCGCCTCTGAAATGCCATACCGATTGGTTGTCATACCTGTGTTCAAGAGCAGAAGATATACGTTCTTCTTTACTACCTTCGTGTCTTGTAGGTCTATGTGCATCAATAGATAGACGTAATCCGTCTTCTCTAAGTTTATCTCTTAAATCCTCTACAATAATAGACTGAGCTACAGTTACTTCTGCTCTTAATTTTCTAAATTCCCATTTAGAATGTAAATGAGCAATATGCTCAAAGTATGCTATAATCTTATCTGTTTTAAATCTATCTATATCTAAAACATATATCATACCATCTTCATCTACACCTATTACTACAATAGCAGTATAGTCTGACTTCTTCTTTAATGAGAAAGCGAAGTCAATAGACGCATAGACATTCAATCTTTTGTTCTTAAAATACCATGAACCATCCCTCTGTTTAAGGAATTTCTTATCATAGTATTGAAACTTATCTTTATTAATACGTGCAGAACCCGGATCATTCGGATTATTATAGTATTGAGCATAGAACTGAATAGTATCAGAATATTCTGCTCGAATACGAGATAATACTTGTTGATCGAATCCAAAAGCCTTTCCGTCAGCCCTTACAGCTCTAGGCCATAAAAACACTCCGTCTTCTTCTACAGCATATTCAACGATCTCCCACACTGATCGCCTATCTACAACCTCATCATCAGAGTTATATACATCATATTCTTGTGCTTTCCAAACTGCATATATATCCTTCGGATGGTATCTTGTTCCGCAAGCCATAGTGAAACCACCAGCATTACGAATAGATGTAAATTGAGATGCTTTCTTACTAACCCCATCTCTGCCATCTTCTGTATAAGCGTTTTCAGGAACCACTAAGTCATCTGCTACGATAATATCTGCATGCCAACCTGTAGTGTTTGTAGTTAGACCTGCTGTAGCAATAGTTGCATCTCTGATGCCTTCTTTCTTACGCTTTACATGGTCGATAGAAAGTTTCTTAACACTCCAACGCTCTCTCAATCCCTCTTGAGGATGTACATATTCAGGAAAGTATCGTTGATATATACTTGATCCAAGAATATTCTGAATAGCATATAACTGAGTCTCAGCCAGTTCTGCTGTAGCAGAGACATAGAGCATAGTTACTTCAGGATGCCTAGTAATAATCCAAGCACACCAAGTAGCAACCATATGACTTTTTAAATGGGCTCTTGGAAGCATAATCAATTTATTACTTGTTATTGATTCGCTGCTTCCAAAGAGGTTATAATCTTGCATCCATTTAAAAATAGATTTATGTACATCTCCGTACACATATCCCGGATTTACAAGCTTTGCAAAGAAAAACAAATCTTCCATTGCTGTTTCTCTGATTTGCTTTGCATCATCTGGCATACGCTGAAGTTTCTTCTCAGCTTGTAAAACCCAATCGTCCATTATTTTTTACCAGTATTAAGATTTACCCTATGACCAAACAGAAAACCGAAAGTGATACTTACTAGTTCTAAAGCAAGCCGCATAATCTCAGTATCTAATGAAATATATAGGGTAGATAAGCCAACGAGAATAACAATAATAGCTGAAATATATCTACTACCTGCTCGTAAGTCTACAATCCATTGACTAGGTGTCCCATACGGATTATCTAATTTAGCTAATGCCTCTAGTGTAGCATTGTCGGCCTCTTGTAGCTTGATTTTCTCATCAACAGTAACAGGTTGAACACCACCAGTCCATCGAGTAATCAATTGCTTTACAACATCAATACCTGCTGGCACTAATGCAGCAACAATAGTTTCAACTAACATTATTTATACCTCCATGTTACATTTTGTGGCTTATCAGGATCGTTGTCCATATGAACGAAATTAGAAGCAATACCTATTCGAGTAAATCCAGCTTCTCTTGCTGCTTTCTCAATAGACTTACAGGAAGCTTCGCTATGGCATTTAATATCAACAGCGTAGCCCTTGGTATGGGATGAGCCCTGAACGCCTCCTACAGAGCGATTGTGTGGCTCACAGCGGTATCCTGACGATACATAGAAAGGGATATTTGCAATATCTCGTGCTTTATCCACCATTTCTAATGTTTTTTCGTTCATTTCTGTTTTTCCACAGCACTTACAAGCAAATTCAGAAAGTTTAAAATTTTTCATTATTTACTCTGATGTACCGAATAATCGCACAACATCTGCTCCATATTCGGAATCTACACGAGATTGGAACCTCTTCTCTCGTTCTACCTCATCCTTAGAAGGTCTTCCTGCTCCTCGTGAATCCCAACCTCTATCTGCAATCCACTTTGCAGCTTGGAAACTACCAGATTTAGCACTATTTAGAGCTCTTTTAACACCTTCGCATCTAAGTTGAACTTCTAGTTCTTCTCTCCATTCATCTATGTATTTACGAATAGCTTTGTTCTCACAGAGGCGTTTCCAATGTTTCCAACCTAATAGATAGGTTGTAGCAAAATCGTATTCTGTAGGGTCTCCAGATTGGAGGTATAATCTTTTTAGAGAAGGATAGACATTGCCTTCATATTCGTGGTCGTTTTCTTTTAATGTATATACAGCCGAATCTAAATATCCTAATTCAAGAAAGAGGCTCTGTGTTAAGA